CCCCCTGCTTATTTAATAAGTAGTCAGGTGCTTGTATTTTAGGTAGTCTTAACTCATATTTATTGGCAGAGGTCTTTCTGTGGATAATTAGGTATTCTTTTTTAATAAGCTCATTTTTGGCTCTTTGTAATGTAGATAAACACATGTCCAATTTTGTCATTAATGTGGCATTTCTTAAGATCCTAAATTTTGGCGATAAATACCTCAAATAGACAAATAAGGCTTTTGCCTCCTTGCTCAACCCCTCATCAACTATCAATTGATTTGGGATCATGGTAAACCCTTTAGTAGTCATAAATTCTTTCCTTGTGGGTAAGTGTTTTATACTTAATCATTTTACAATCAATCAGAACATTTAGCGAACATTAATTATTTTACACTCTAGGGTTTTTACTATTGCATAATAGAACAGAATATGTATAAATATTGTATGTTTAACGAATCAAGAAAAGGAGAGAAAATGACTAAACTACATCACACAGAATATAAAAAAAATTATAAAAATTATATTCTGTCAACAATAGAAGAAGACATAGAGGGAAAACCAATCAAAACAGATGAAGAAAAAATCAAATATATTTTTGATAGATTTTATTCAGAATATGGTTGGAATATTCAAAGAGTTGGAAAGTTTAAAGCGATGACCAAATGGTTGCAAGGTTTAGCTTTAGATATTGAATATTGGAATGACTCAATAGTACCTTTAGCAATTAAAATGGGATCTATTGATAAGAACCCAAGCGAAAAGTTAAAAACTAAAGTTATTGATAATTATTGGTCTTTTATGGCTAATGTTATTTTATGGTTTGAACCAAAAGAAAGGTAATATGAAAGCTAAAGACATAGACATATATAAGATATTTAGCAAAACCTTTAAAGGTCGGAGTATGTTTTCCTTTATTGGTTTTGGTGAATTAGGTTTAATGCCTAAAGTATCTAAACCTATAAGACAAACAGAGGAGGTCGTTCAAGAGGATATAATTGAGCTGCCAGAGGATCTAATAAATAAACTTAATAAGGGGGAATAATGAGTTCAGATTTTGTTAATAAAAAAAAAGACAATTATGTCAAAGTTGTTAATGATTCATATGATACTGAATTTTTAGCAAGTAGTATTTTTGTTTATTATAACATTAATGGAAAACGATCACATTTACCATTAAATGAATTAATTAAACAATTTGAAAATTTAAAAAGGGGGAATAATGGCTGAACTTAAAGAAGAACACTTTGAAGTTATTGATAGCAATAAAGCCAAAGTCTATCAAGAACAGAAAGAAATGAGTGAGGAAACCATAGATTATGTGGGTTCTTGCTCAATATTTGACTTGCAAGAGGTATATAAATTAATAAAAAGGTTAAAGGATAGGAAATGAATAAATTAATCTCAAAATATAAAGTTTGGAGTCTATATTATAGATCCGAAATAGTTTGGTTCTTGGTGGGTCTAGCAATAGGAATAATTATATTTTAATGAAAGGAAATATGAAAAAATATTACAAATGCGTTTATCAATTAAAAGATAAAATTAAAGATAATAGATGGCTTGGTGGTAATGTTTATCATAATGGTACATTTAGAGGTTCTTTTAAATCTTACAACGATTGTTTAGAATATGCAAAAAACATCAAAAATTGTAAAAAAGTAATTTCTGCATTTAGCAATAGTGATGTTTCAAATTTAGCTGCATATTTAAAAAATAGATTAACAATGAAAGGTTACAAAGTAGGAAGAAGCTATGTAACAAGGTATAAATCAGATTGTGACAACAGATCAAAAGCTGGAGTTGACATGATTTCAATAGAAATTGATAAACCTAAAGAAGCATATAAAGAAAAATTTGTAGATAAATTTAATATTAGAGATTTAAATTTTGCAAATAAAAATATAACTTATGCTCAAATATTTTTTGATGAAAGATAAATACAAACTTACTAAAAACGATCTGCATAATCTTAAAAGGTTGATGCTAACATATATTCTTGAAGGGTCTGAAGCCAAGAATGGAGTCTATTATAATAAATATAAAAACTTTAAAGGAAAGGGTCAATTATGCTTGGAAATCATAAAAAACTAAAAAAATATCAATATTTGTATTTACAAGAAAAATTGTGTGCATGGGATTGGTACAATGAAGTTTTACAGGATGAGTCTTATAACAAAAGAATTACATTTTATTGTAATTGGTTAAAAAAAATTAATGAAAGGTACAATTATGCTTGAAACAATTATTGCAGTAGAGATAGCTCTATTGATATTTTATTTTGCTACTAATTAATGAACATATATGGTGATGTGAGAACTTGTTGTAAATGCCAAATGAAAGCAGATGTAGTTGAAAGAGGTAAAGATTTTTGCGCAGAGTGCTGGTTCAAATATTTTTCTGGCGAAACAGTAGAGCAATACGAAAAAAGAATAAAACAATTAGATGATTTAAGGAAAGATAAAAAACAAATTTAATGATATTAAAAGATTACATTAAAATAAATCCAAATTTTCCAATATTACAAAAAACTAAAATTTGTATTACTTGTAAAAAAATAAAATCTATTTTTTTATATGATTACAGAAACGATACTCAAAAATTAAAAAATCAATGTCATAGGTGTGTTGTAATTAATAAAATAAAGTGGAAAAAAGATAACAGAGATAAAGTTTTAAAAGGAAGTAGAGAAAGATATAGAAAATTTAAGAAAGAAATTTGTTATAGAATGTCGCCAGAATATTACATTAAAAATAAAATGTTTGATGTATTAGAAAGAAAACTTGAAAGAGGTAGAAAGCATTATCAAAACAATAAACATTATTACGCAGTTAAAACTGCCAAACAAAGAGCATTAAAATTATTACACACTGTTCCTAAAGGTGTTGAATGTAAAGAAATTTTAGAACTTTATAAAAAAAGAGATATTTTAAATGAAAAATATGGCAAAAATAAATATTCAGTTGACCATATTATCCCATTAAAAAATAAATATGTTTGTGGATTACATAACATTAAAAATTTAAGAATAATATTAACTAAAGAAAATCTTAAAAAGGGTAATAAATTTATTCCTGGACATAATGAAGATTTTTATAATAAAAAGTTTTGGTAAAAATGAAAATAGAAGCACATAGAATGGCAGGTGTAGATGTTCAAAAAAGGAGAGAAAAAGACGATTTTTACCCAACACCAGAATTTGCAACACAATCATTGTTAGACAGAGAAAAATTTATTGGTCAAGTTTATGAATGTGCTTGTGGTACTGGACAAATGTCAGAAGTAATTAAAAAAAATGGTTATGATGTCATAAGTTCTGATTTATTTAATAGAGGTTATGGAGAAACAGGAATAGATTTTTTAAAAACAGACAAAATTTATGACAATATAATTACAAATCCACCTTTTAAACTTGGTCAAGATTTTACATTACATGGTTTAAAGTTAGTAAAAAATAAATTAGCCATATTTAATAAACTTACTTTTTTAGAAGGAATAAGAAGAAAAGAAAAAATATTTAATCAAAATAAACTTAAAAATGTATATGTTTTTTCAAAAAGAGTTTCATTTGTAAGAGTCGGTGAAACTAAATCTGCTGGAGGATTAATTGCTTTTGCTTGGTTTGTATTTGATGTTAATTATAATGGTAAACCTACAATAGATTGGATATGAAATATTTAATAATTTTTATATTAGTTTGTGGTTGTAGTTTAAAAGATTATGACCTTAACCCAACAACAACAGTATTTAATCAATTAATGAAAGGTATAAATGGTAAAAGTAAACCTAGATCCGAATGATGTAGAACTAGCTTATACAATAGCTCAAAAGAGATTTATTGGTAATTTAAGAATGAATAAAGGTTTTAGTTATGGATATGATAAGAACCTCAAAAATCAGCTCTATGATGGCTTTCTGGGGGCATTAGGAGAGGTTTCTTGGGCAAAATGGACTAACTCCTACCATAATGCTTCATATACCGATAATTTGCAGAGATATGAGGATTCTGACTTTCAAGACAATATAGAGATAAGAACACAAGATAAAAAACCATATAATTTTTTATTGATTAGACCTGGTGAAAAAAAAGGTAAGTATATTCTAATAATTAAAAATGATGATAAGGATTTTAATTT